GACACCGCCAGTAGCCGCATTGACTACTGTGTATGTTTTGCTGTAGCTTGGAGCCGTTACTACTTTGGCTGTAGTCAGCGTACCCGTAACCCGCACGATGGCAAACTGGGCCGTAACTGTGCCCGCGCCTGTCAGACTGGATGTGATGTTGGTAGCTAGATCAGTACCCGTGGTGTTTGCCAGAGTTACTGCGCCATCGTTTGTCAGTGTCAACGTAGCTGCAATAGCAATGTTGGTGTACTCAGTAATAGCGTTGTTAACCGTATTACCCCATGTGCCGGAAAGCTCACCTTGTACTGGTAAAGCTAAACCTAGTTGTCCCGTTGCGCCTGTAGGCATATAAAACTCCTGTCGTTACGTAGCACTTGGCTACAGTGTATCAATTAATTGCCAGTTTGCATTCTCACTGTTGTCAATTAGACTCCAGTAAAACTTACCAAAACTGCCAACATTACCCATTGCTTGATTACCTGTAATAGCAACCAACCTTGCGCCTATTGACATTGTACCAACTGCGCCTGCCGCAGACACACCTGTGAGGTCTAGTGCCTTAACGGGAACTTCATCTCCAATAAGCCCTGAAGCGCTAACACCTGTCAACGCAACTGTAATACTGCCAACCGAAACATTACCAACAGAGCCAATAGCTTCAACGCTACCCGCTTGTAAGTTAAACTCTGCCGTACCTACTGCGCCTACGCCTTCAACACCTGTAAGCGCTACAGCTACGCTAGATCCCAGAGTACCAACAGCACCGTTAGCTTGCGTCCCAGTAACTTCAGCAGCGTAAGCAAAATCAACACTTCCAACCGCGCCTGTAGCAGATACACCAGATATCGCTACCGTCCTATCTATTCCTACAGTACCAACAGAGCCTGTTGCAATAACACCGTCTTCGTCTTCTGCTGCGCTAACAGCCACAGTTCCAACAGCGCCCGTTGCACCAACCCCTGAAAGTCCAGATTCAACTCCGGGAATAGCAAGTTCTCCGGGCAGTCCTGTAGCCGATACCCCAGTAAGCGCAAATTGTCTTTCCGCGACAGTAACTGCTCCAACCGCTCCAGTAGCCGCTACTCCTGTAATGGCTACCTCATATATAACTTCCGCCGTAACTGTACCAACACCGCCAGACGCACTAACACCGGATAATGCAACAGTAACGCTAACACCCGCTGTACCAACACCGCCAGACGCAGCAACGCCAGAGAGTTCAGATTGCTGACCTCCCCAACTATTGTCGCCCCACGCCCCTGCGCCCCATGCGGTTGTCATGTCCTGCCCTCCTGTTTAGGAGGATCAGGTTGTAGCTAGACGCAGCAACGCAGTAGATGTGGTGTTTGAAGGCATTGTCAAAGTGAACGTACCGGCAGTCACAGTCTGTGAACCAAAAGTATGCACACTCACCGCTTTATTGCTTTGCGTTGAGTTATAAATTAACACCGCGTCAAACGCTGTAGTCAATGTTACGTTGGTGTACGTAATACTGGCTGAAGGCGTAACAAATGCTACACCCGCCGTTGTGGAGCTATTAGTAGCTGTTGGGGGTGTACCAAATGTAACCGCCACGCCGCCAGCCGTATAGTTTGTACCTGTTACTTCGCCTGTAGTCGAGTAAGCAGTAGTGCTTGCGTTGTATGTAGCAGAAGCCAAATACAAAGCGGCTTTAAAACTATCTGTTGCCCCTGATGCTCTAACTGGAGCAGTCCCAAAGTTATGGGTTGCTGTCATCAACTCGCCCATGAAGCTTGTTGTCATTGCTTGGGTATTTGCCATGATTGGCTCCTTAGTTAAAAGATGCGGCTTCTACCGCAGAACTTACGTTTTTCTTAAGAGTTACATGCACCGAACGATGCACGAGCTCCCCGTCTAACCAGTACTCCACCCATGTGGTCGACTCGTTGTCATTATCCAATGAACCTTCACGCTTTTCAAGCAATGAATCATCCATGTCGCCTTTGGTTGTAGTAACAATCAATTTGAACTCCTAATTAATGAAGTGGTTGGGCCATTGACTGGCATTGTGATGGTGAAAGTGGTTGTAGAAGTTTTGTCTGAACCAAAATCCAATACCGCAACAGATTTATTACCTTGAGTAACGTTGTAAATCAACGCACATCTTGCGGTGATTGCGCCTGTCCACGAGATGTTTGGGAAGCCCACGTATGCTGTGTACCCAGAAGACGACACCGTGATGGGTGTTAGCTGTGCCCCGCCAGCAACGTAAGTGCCTGTATTAGCTATTTCGTTGGTTGCACTGTACACAGTCGTGTCTTCGTTCAAATCCGCGCTGGCTGTGTACAGGGCAATCTTGATAACGTCGGTCGTTAAGTCGTGTATACCTTGGTACAACTGCGCCTTAAAGCTGGTGGTNTGGGTCTGGATAATTGACATNTCAAGTTACCTTCTGACGGAACTGACCAGAACGGTAAGCGTCTTGACGCTCCATACCATCACCCAGACGCTTGGCCAACGCAAGAGCTTCCATGAACTTCTGGTTGTANAGCGCCATCATGTCNTGCTCACCCTTCATGTAGGTGTAAGCCTCGACCAAAGAACCGTACAAAAGCACAGAGTCAAAGTTGTCACCAAGCCATGTAGTTGAAGCCGTGACAATCGACTGAGGGTAATAGTAATAGTGCAACTCAACTGTGTAGTTGGCATCGGGCTTTGGCCCCACAATAAAAGTCAACTCAGTTGTAATTGTGCTGCCACTGACTGTTGGGCCAAACAAGGCGTAGTACCTTGGCAAACCTATATCGCTAGCACTGGGGTAAGCTTGACGAATAAAGTTAACGTCTTTGTTCAGCAAATACTCGTAGTTGCCAGTAGCATCAATCACCGCCAACGAATACGAAGCTAGGTAGTCATCGGGCGCACTGAGGTATGGTGTTGTTGTGGACACCACGCCCGTCACGTTCTTGCGAATAGACGGGAACTGAACCGAGTTATAAATACGCTGCTCAGCTTGCTGAACGAACACGGGAATATTAGCCACGAAATCTGCTTCCGTGTTCTCCGTGTACGCTTGNATAGCAGNNCTGAGTGCGGCGTAATTCATGCCATTGGGCCTCTGGCCATAGTTCCCTTGGTCGCCGCACCGTTACCACGGGTGACGATACCGGATGTCTTAGTGGTTTCGTTACCGGCAGCTTTGCTGATGTTACCAATAGACATATTAACGGTGTCGGCTTTACTGCGATTGACGCCAGAACCGGGGTTCTCAGATATGCCTACAGGCTTACCACTCATGGTGTGTGGTTTGGCGTATGCAGAAGCAGGTAGATTGTTAATCTTGGCCATGTTATTTCCCCTGATTTTTAACTTTAGCCATACCGCGACCATACTGCATCATCATCTCATTGGTCTTACCGCCCTTGGCAAGCTTTGTAGGCTTCTTGCCGGGGTGCATGTGTTTTTCGTGCTTGCCGACAGCAGATTTAATCATCTTCTTGTCTTGGGCTAAATCTTTCTTGTCCATATTAGACTCCTATGTAACGGTTACTGTAACTGTACCAACAAATGTCGTTGCCACCAAGTAATTTGGCGTTAGTGCAACATCAAAATTACTCGACCCACCAACCGGGTTCCACCCCCACTGAAGATCCCGCGAACCGCCAGTCAGACTGCCAGTAGCATTAACACCTGCCGTGACGTAAGTTGTGTCCTTGCGCGGATTACGCACTGCCTGCGGATCATCCACCGGATACATACCCAACAACAACTGCGGCTGATCGGGATCCCAACACGCACCACACACAAGCAGATTGTAAATCTTTGTCTTCTGTATCTCTTTACGCAATGCCGTTAATTTGAACTGTTGGCCGCACCTATCGCACATGGCGATACTGTTCTTACCAGATGCAAACCGATTGCCCATTTACGTACCGCTACCAATAAACATTTGCCTCGGAACAAAACGAACCGAAGCCTTCTCACGATCTTCATCAGAAGCCAACTGCCAAGCTTCATCGTACTGTTGTTTTAAGACGGGCAGACGTTCAGCGCCACCTTCAATCTTAAGAGCCAAATAATAGGCTAAGCCCGCCACCATACAGGGCAGAAAGCGGAAAGGCACATCCATCGTGCGTACACCACCGCCAGCATCATCAATACGGCGCATGCGCCAGTACACAAACTGATACGTTGTGCTGTTGTCTGGGGTTGGCCAAACGGTTATAGAGGGTAGATTCTGCGTGTACACAGACACGCC